CTATCCTCGGCGATGCTTCCACCAGTTGCGTATCGCATTGAATATCACGGCTACCAAGGTCGTGGAAACCGCGACCAGCGCGGGCTCGCTCCCGCGAAGCTCTTTGATCGATCCGGGGAGACCGTATCCTATCGCCGCCCCGATGGCTGCGGCGGGCCCGGTCGTCCCCAGGACCTGCACGCCCTTTTCGATTGCCCTGTCCTTATCAAACGCCATTTTTTTCACCTCCTTTTCTTCTGCTATTGGATTGGAAATGTGAAGCGGGAAAATTCGCGCATTCTCCATCTCGCGCATGGGCTCTCCGGTATTCACAGGCTGATTCTCAGAAGCACAAAGATAATTCCGATCAGATTTGCCATAATGAGGGTGACAAGCGTCCAGAACATATTGCCTATCCTGTCAACCTTCGCCTCTATCCTCACGAGGTGAGCGGCATCGGCCTTTTGCGACAGGCAGTGATCCATTCGCTCGACATTTTCTTCGAGCAAGCGCAACTGCTGAGAATGAGCCGCTCCTATCGCACAATCGCTGCTTGTCATCTCGATTTGCTTGCCTTTCTCTTCGTCGGTTCCGGACAGGCTACACACGGTTCCGGGAAATATATTTCCGCCTTATGTTCTGATAGCCGGTCCTGCTCATGTGGAGCGTGTCGGCGTCGGATGCCGGGTTATCCTTTGCCTCTGCGATCATGGCCGCGAGCGAAATCCTGATAATTGCGGCCTTGGGATATTTGCTCTTGAGAGTGGCCTGCAGCCGGTCCAGCGCGAGCAAGATATCCTCCGTCGCGCGCCCCCTTGCCCTGTCCGCCATGCCGCACATGATAACGATTCTGCCGGCGACCTCTTGTCGTGGCCTCTTTGGGATAAGCGCCTCGATCTGTTCAACGCTCGCCGTGGATTGGACGGCCAGCTTTTCCGCATCGGGCTGGTATGCAAACATGGCCAGATATGCGTATGAGTCGCCCACCATCCACAGCGGCCACGGCGCGGGACTTTTCGTCGAGCATGCAGGCGCAAAAAAGAGCGCCGCAAGGATCATGATTTTTGTTAGTCGAAACATTGAATCATTATCACCTGTGAAACCGACGACGACGGAGGAGTGTATGTCAATGCGAGCCTCGGCTTGTAGCTGTCCGTGACGGCGTCGTCCGATGCAATTGTCACATAGACATCCGACGTCGCACCCTCAATCACGCCAATGATGAGCTCGGCGGCATCCGTCCCGACCTTCGTATTGAGATACGTGATGCCGGTTGAATTGAGCGAGAGAGACTTTGCCCCAATGGACGTCATTTTCGCAAACGTCCCATAATTGGTTGAATAGTAATCCGTGCCGCTTGTGCTGAGCCCTTGACTCCCCGCCCAATTTGTCCCGGACCTCGATTTATATTTCCAACATGCCTCGTTTATTGCATTGGAGCCGGTCCCGTTGCCGAAATCGGCGTCCTCGTTTGCCGCCATGATTCCGAAAACTCGCGGCGTTACGCCGCCGCCGGTCACGCCCGCACAGACAAGGTGCAGGGTTGCCGCCGTGATCGTGTCGTCGGGGTCCATAAAGGACAGATCAAACCGGAGCAAGGCGCGCGCCGACGCCGACGGATACCAACCAAGAATAAGGGGAGTATAAGCGCCCCAGTCGCCATCATCCCATGCCGCTCCGCTCCAAATGAAAGTATCATCTGACGAGCCGGAGTCTGCCGACCTGTCGCCGACGTTGACCGTATCGGCAAGTGCACACGTCGAGGTCGTGGCCAAAAGTATTGCCCCCAGCCCCCATGCAACAACCGCAAGGATCGTCAATCTCTTCATAGCTTCACCCCTCAACTGAAATATCCAAGTATCACGACTGCGATCCAGTCCGGAGCGTCCGTCGCGTCGTTGTCGAATACAATGTCGTTGCCGTCCTGAATCGCCGTGTGGTCGATGCCCGACGTCAGATCGTTGTAGTAAACGCCGGTCCCGTCCGTCGAAATCGTGATCGCCTCGATAGTGGTCAAGGACGTGTAGTCGTTCCCGCTCGTTTCCTTGAGCGTGAAGTCGACGTTGTCAGTGTCGCTCTGGGAATAGATCGCCGTGATGTTGAGCGTGCGCCCGGACTTGTTCTGGAAAACGCACGTCGTTGCGGCGTCGACCAGATCGAGCGGAGAGGTAATCGTGAACATGACCCTGGGCTTTGTCACGCCGTAATGGTCATCGTCGGAGAGCCCGCCGAGTCCGCCGTGGTCTACCTGCGCGCCGTCGCCGCCCGCATGATCGTGCGTGTCGCCGTTTGTGACCTCATTGGCAATGGCCGCATATACGGCGGCGTGGTCATCGTCGCCAAGACCGGTGAGGGAGCCGTGATCGACAGTCGCTTCCGGCCCGCCGAGATGGTCGTGCGCGTTCATTTCCGTTTCGGTGTAGTAGCTCGCGTTGTGGTCCGCGTCGTCGAGCCCCGTCAATGTGCCATGATCCCCGCCGCCGCCGATATTGTCATCGACATATTTCTTTGTGGCGGGCTCATAGTCGGCGTCAGGCGTGAAAGCGCCGACGTTCTCTCTGTAGAGATACCGGGCATCGCCCCGCGTGTCGTTATGGTATTGGGAGTGATCGTCGTCAGAGAGTCCGCCAAGCCCGCCGTGGTTTACCTGCGCGCCGTCTCCGCCCGCGTGATCGTGACTGTCGCCGTTCGTCGTCCCCTCGGCGATGGGCGCGAACGTCGCGTCAGACTCCGTCTCCGTGTAATACCGAGTGTCAAGCTGGCCTGCGTCGAGTTCCGTCTCCGTGTAATATCGGGCGTCGCCCCGCGTGTCGTTGTGGTATTGCAGGTGGTCGTCGTCGGAGAGTCCCGTCAAGGCTCCGTGGTCGGACACGCCTCCACCGCCCCCGCTGGAGCCGTACCCAAGAAACCCGAGGTTGACGCTTGCATACACCTGTCCGGCTGCGGGGGTGCCATCGCTCGTGATAGCTATTGCGAATATCCCACTTTGGAATGCGGACACGCCCTGAGCTTTTCCGGTTGTCGACGATGTAATGAGATATGGATTTGTCGCCGGATCGACGGAACCGGTGACGTTGACCGCGACGCGTCCGCCGTCCTGGCGAATGACACAATTGTTTCCGGATGAAACGCTCTGGGCCGAGACCCCGGCAACATACACGCTGGATGCCTCGCTGATTGTCTTGACGGCGTAGGCGGTTGAGCCGTCCCACACAACGACGTCGCCCGCCGTTATGCTCGTGGTGGCGTAGAAGTTATACGCAGCAGCCACCGCAGACTGGTTTGCCAAATCACAGGGACCGGAAAACAGCAGCACCGCCGCCACGCATGCGCAAAGAACGCAGAGAAACAATGAGAGTCGATATCGACCGTGAGAACCTGAATGGTGTCGCATTTTTTCACCTTTACCCATAGAGCAAATCCCAGTTGCAGTTTTCAATTATGTGTTTCGGTAAGACAAGCAGACCCGCCGCGCCGACCTCGGCCGCTCGGGTTGAGCCGATGTTGAACCACAGGCCGCTCGTGTCAGAATCAATTTCGTCGGCCGACCCCGCAAACGGCAGCGAGCCTTGATCCGTTTCCTGCTGAATCGGCAGGAGGATGTTTCCGCTGTCGTCGATCTCCATGACGCGGGTGTTGTCCGAGAGCGCAAAGCTGATCGCGCCTCGCGTCGAGTCATAGGCAAGCGGATTCCCCGAGGCGGCCGGAAGCGTCTGGTCCCCGACCACAAAACCTTTGATATAAAATATGCCGTCGCTCGACAGCCGGGCGACGAGTTCACGGCGGATGACAAAGTAATAGGCATTGTCGGCCAGCCTGATATAGCTTCCCCCGGAACAGGACCAGTAATAATCGAACGCTTCCAGCTCCGCCTCGAAGGAGATCATGTCCAGGTCCGCGCCGGATTCTCCGACGGAAACGAATGAAGCGCTCGCAATTTCGGCTCTGACTTTCACCAGGTCCATGTCGAGATCGCCGATGCTCACGATGTCCCCTCTCTCAAGGTCGACGTCGGAAAGCAGCGATCTCCACGCATACCGACGCGGGGGCTCCGCATTGCGCGCAACGAGGAAGTCGGCAAGCGCCCCGGCATACGATGCGTCTCGCAGGGCAAACAGCTCGATCTTTTTTTCCTTGAGGCCATATAGCGACTGGCTTGTCGAATCCTCTGAAACCTCGATGGACGAATACTGCTCTTCCGCAGCGCCCCCCTTGCGGTAGTCACGGGAGTGATATCCGATCAGCTTATTGAACATTCTTGACAGGCCCGGACGATGCAATCTCGACGAGCCCAGAGCCAGCCCGGACGGCAGCATCTCGCGCACAGGCTGGCCGAGCGTGTCATCGCGATAGATGAGCCGGAATTTGCCGCCGTCGAACTTGAATCGGCTCCGCGCCTGCCCGGCGAGCAGGTCAATGAGCTTGGATGCGCTCATTTTCTCCCGGAGGGCAAAGGCAAATCTTGCCCCTGCCGACTCAAGGCTCTGTCGAGCAGCCGCGAAAGATACGGAGTCGATGTACGTGCTCTGATCCAGGCCGATGAAAGATGTGAGGATTTGCTGAATCACATCGGCCGGGTTTTCGATAATATCTCCCGTGCCGTCCCCGCTTGTCTCGGCCCCCTGAACGTCGCACGTCACGTCGTCGCTGATAATCTCTTCATATGGCGCAAACTCGATTTCGAACCAGACGTGGAGGATGTAGCCGGTCACGCCGTCATCGGAATCCGTGACGTTATAATCCACCCATGCCTCGCGGTTGTTGAACCAGTTCCAGTCCTGGGCCACGAGGTCGGTTATGTCGATGCCCTCGACGACCGAAGTGGAACTGACGGGTTCTTCGTTTATGATTGTGATGTTGGTGCCGTCATATAGCTGGACGTCGTCGTCCGCCTTCACTCCGTCACCTTCGTAATCGGCGGGCTGTTCGAGATATTCGAATTCATACCAGACTCCGAAAAGCCTGATGTTTTCGCTGTTTCCGGCCACGGGAGTAATCATGGTATACGTGTTTGACGCCTCCAGATCGCTCCAACTCATTCCGCTGATGGTTTCCCATCCCGACTTCCACGTCGTCGGGGCGGATGTGCCGCTGATCGTGTACGTCTTTTCCAGACTGCCGTTGCGATAAAAACGGAGATAGAAATTGCCGGTCATCCTGGACGCTGCCTTTCGAAGTCGTAACAGCAATCTTGCATTGCAGGCTTCTGTCGATATCGGCCTGGCTGGTGAAGCCGCTCTTGTTGAAATTGCCTCCCGCAATTTCATCCAGCTCCAGCCACAAACCCTTTACCCCCGCGGTCTGGCTGAGGTTGTCCGTAAAGATAGGTTCTTTTTTTACCGTCATCGTGTGGGTGTGCTCGCCGGTTATGGAGTGCGTGTGGCCGTGATCGATGTCGACCTCTCCATCCCCACCGCTGGTGTCCTCCTCGCCCGGTTGCGCCAGGGTTTGAGTTCGTCCCGCAATGTAGGCGCTCAGGTAGTCGTCGGTAAAGGTCTTGCTCTCGAAATGCTCGACCATGAGGAAGGCTTTTAGAATTTCTCCGTATTTCTCGCCATAGGACGAGACGTCGGTGGTCTGCTTGATACGAAGGGTGTCGTTGCCGGCCGCGCCTGAGATCTTGGAGACGAGCGTGGCAAAACCCTCGATCGTCGTATCGTAGCAGTACGAAGGATCCGTCGCCTCATTTTCGGCAGTGTCAGCGTCGAACTGCATTTCAAGAAAACGCGAGGCCCGCGAATATCGCCGCACCTTGGGCCTGTTCACAAAACTCAGTGTCGTCAGCGACTTGCCGGAAATCAGCCCGGTATTGTTCAGGTTGACCGTGCACTCACCGGGTTCAACCGGCACACCGCTTACCTTGATGTTATCGACGGCCTTGCACGCGTGCCCGGCGGCGAGGTAGATGTGATCGGTCATATACTCGATCACTTCGCTCCGATTGAGGTGATCGGCGGCATCGGTGCCTCCGACGCCCCGCGTGCATCCCGTGAAGACGTCTGCGCTTATTGCGGTGTAGCTCACCTGTTCTTCTTCGATGAGGAGTGTGCCGGAGTTCGGAAACCCACTTGCGCCGTCCGTCTCGATCGTCGTGTCGGCGGCGAGGATGCTGCCGTAAAGATTGGTCCTTGCGCCGGTCTTTACCTTGAGCATCGGCAGGTCGGAAACGTCTCCGAAAACCATGGGCAGGGGCCTTCCGACGTCCTGCTCCTCGGCCTTGGGAAAATCGTCGGATGAGACGACGTCGCCCGGCAGCGGTCGGTCATACTTGCCGAACAGTCCCACGAGCTTCATCTCGGCCGTATCGGGCCCGGTGAGCACAAGGCCATCCAGCAGGCCGGTGAACAGCTCTATAGTGTCCGCGTCGGTTGTGTCCTCGAAATAGAGCTTGATTCTCGCGGGCCTGCCTTCGATGGAAGCCGACGGCATTGCGGCCTGAAATGCATCGTCGATGAAAACGGCAACGCCCACCGGCGCATATTCAGAGTCGGGCGGGGCAAAGCATGATGATATCGGCCCGATCTGCCTGATGATCCCCGAATAGGCAACGCCTTCGACCGAAATATCCCGCTCGGCATATCGCCCGGTATCGTTTACCGCCCAGTCGATTTCAAGGAGCAGGACGGGCTCGTTGTATCGGGATTGGCACTGGGTTGTCGCTGTGGATGTGAGAGATTTCATTATTAAACCTCAAGCCTCAAAGTCTTCAACGCGCAGCCTCATAAAACCCGACCATCTGTTCCCGGCATCCCTTTGCCAGTCGGCGGGGCCGTTGAGCCACCTGACAACGTGGGTCGAACCGTCGCCATCGGTAAATGAAAAAGTGTTTCGCGGTCCCTCGCATGTGTCCGTATACCAGGTACAAAGCTCTTCGTAGTCCTCGTCCCTGACCCCGGCGAACGAGCGCGTGAGCTTCAGCGAGGGCACGCCCTTTTTGCTTACATAGATTTCTCCGCCGCCGGATAATCCCGTGGAAAGCCCGAGGTCGAGTTCATCTTTCTGCGGGTATATCAATCCTTTGAGCCTCAGCGAATTCGATCCTGATATCAAGTGCACATGGGACATCGCAAGAACACTCCGTTCCTATATAACGCCGTGGCGTCGGCGCCGGTAAATGTCGAGAATGACCGCGACCGAAAGCGGAATGGCCACGCCCGCGAACGACTCCGAACTCTGATTGATCCGCCGCGCCTCCAGCCCTTCGGCGCTCCTGAGATTGAACTTGAAAGCCACAAGCTGGACGCAGGCGTCTTCGACGTCGGACGGGGGCGATGCGGACTGCGAATCGTAATGGCCCGCCGTATATTGAACCGCCACGTTGAGTTTGCCGACCGTGAAAAGCCCCGAAACCAATCGAAGATAGTCGTCGTAAATCTTGAATTCGTCCGCCCCCAGGCTTTCATCATCTATCGAAAGCGAGGTGACCGACTGGATCGGCGTCTGCTTCAGGAACAGGAGATCACTCGCGGTGCCGTCGTATGTTTCGGAGTAACTCTGGATGTCGAAGGCCCGGTTGCAGTAGATCTCGATCTGGCGGCTCGACGCCGTGATCTGCCTTGTAAGCAGCGAGTCGAACTCGGTATCCGAGGTTTCTATTTCAAGGTATTCCTTGACAGTTGCAAGGGTCGTAAGGTCAGCCATGGACGATCACTCTCTTTTCAAATGGCGCCGCGTGCGGTCTTTCTCGGCGGCGCATGTTTATTATCCCTCTCGGAAATTCGTCGCGGGCCCGCCCGTTTGCTCAGGGCCGGGAGGAGGATGGCCCCGATCCGATGGATCGGCCTTTCGTTTTCCGCCTCACGATCGGGGCCTTATCCTCCCGCCTGATCGGCATCACGGGCAACGCCGCAGGGAGTGCGCGCTCATCAGGTGCCGATGTTATATCCGAGACCCACTATCGTCTCGCTGGTGGCATCCTGGACGGGCTGGAAATCCAGCCTCTGGGTCGCGATTGCGACGTCCTGGTCGGTCTCCATGTAGAGTTCCTGGCTGACCCTGAGCGTGATGTTTCTCCTGTCGCCGTAGAGGAACGCCGGGCGATAGACCAGCGCAAGGGCGGTCTTGTCGGTCGTCACGCCGTCATAGACGCCGCTCGCGTTGAGGTCCTCGCGCATGAACTCGCTGACGACGATGGGTATGCCGTCGAATTTGCCAAGCTCGCCGGTCAGCAAGGTGGCGCTGGGACCGTACTTGTCGAGCGTGACGACTTCATCCAGCCCGAGCATCTTGTTGTATACGTTGACGCCCGCGACCCAGGCGAGGTTGTTGGGATTGACGCCGTACTTCGCCATTGCGGTGCGGATGGCGCGAAGGTTGGTCTTGTTGAAGGTCGCGCAGTCGACTTTCGCGGCGGACAGCGCGAGCTTGCGGTATCCGTCCCACGCCTTGCGAGTGTCGGTCGAGGCGGTCACGTCGCTGTCCTGGTGCGTGCCCGCCGTATCGCCGTTGATGGTCGCGTTTTCCTGGGCCTCGGCCAGGGCATTGACGATCTTGTCCCTCAGCAGCGGCAGGATCGCAACCACGCTGTCCTCCTCCAGATCGGTGGAAGTGAGCACGCGGCAGGCCAGCTTGACGGCGTCAAACGTGACGTCGCTCGTGCCGGGCGTCGATGCGGTTATCTTGGTGGCCGTGTCGCTGGTCGACTCTGCGAACAGATATGCGGAAGCGTCCGCGCCGTCAATCGGCAGCTTGAAGGGGTTCGTCGGCATCGCTATGCGGCGGTGCAGCGCGGACACCTTGAGCTGCAGCCTGACCTGGCGGATCAACTCGTTCGAAAAACCGGTCGGAACCCAGTCGCTCCCCTCGGCCGAAGTCGCCGTATCCATGGCCTTGCGGAGCGCCGAGGCCTCGGTGTGGAATTCGCCCCACATCTTCAGTGCGCGCGGATCGCGCCGCAGGAATTTCGAGGCGAGATAGATGTCGTCGGCCCGCTGCTGCAGATCGGCCGGCAGCTTGGACTGCATACGGCCGGCGGCTTCGGAGTCCATGCTGTACTCGCCCTTGCGCGTGACGCGCCCCGTCTTTTGCCGCCTGAGGGCGTCCTGGATCATCGTTTTGATTACGTCCCTCTGCGCGCCGGAATCGACTTTTTCCTTGATGGCGTGCACGAGGGAAAGCAGCTCGGTGTCTGGTCTCACGTCTGTCATTTTTTCCTCCGTTAGTGTTTTGCCAATTATCTTTTGAAACGTCCTGCCTGAAACTTTTCGCTCCGAAGAAAGAGCCCCAAGATCGGGTCCGAAGCCGTTTTCCAACCTCGCCGGGCCGGTCGCGGCCTCGCGAAGTATTCCGTCGCCGCTACCAGGCGTCCTGCGCGCAGCGGCCCCTGCCGAGTTTTTCCATCACCTCCTTCAGGATTTCTTTGATTTCAACTAAGCCTTGATCCGCTCGTGCGGCCCGCACCGTGGTTTCCAACGCCTGTCGCTGCTCATGGCCAATCTGCGAGCCGCCCTCTGGAAAATATTCCACCAGGTCCGAGCCCGCCTCGACCGCCTTGCTCACCGAAAAGAGCGCCCGACGGTTGGCGGGAATGCTGACGACGGCGACCTCATAGAGCCTCAGCTTGAGGATGTGATTCACGCCGTCGACGACTTTTTCCTCGACGACCTCATATCCGATGCTGAACGCCCGCAGGATCCCCTCCTCGATGAGTTTCCACACCGTGCCCGCCGTTTCCGAAATCTCGGCGCGAATGAAAAGGCCAAGCTCGTCCAGGCGCGCGTCGATCACCTTGCCTATCGGATTGCTCCAATCGTGCATGTAGGTGACCACGGGGTTGGTGAGATAATCCTTGAGGCTCTCGGCGAACGCATTTGGCTGGACGATGTCGCCGGTGCGGTCGAGGTCGCGGGTGGAGGCGTAGCCCTCGATCATGCGGCGGCCCCTGTCGGATTCGACGAATTTCATGTGGAAGCGGAACTTGCGCCGCGCGGCCACGCCGGGGATCGAGCTTTTGATGCCCGACGTCCGCCGGGAAGCCGCCTCCGGTCCGAGCTCACCCATTAAGTCGGATGAACCGGGCGTGATCGGATTGATTGGCCCGTCTGGGCGAGTTGAGTCTGTAATGCGCGTGTCTTGAGCTGAGTTTTGCAT